AAAGGTCGCTTGACTGACAGTGTAAAAAATTGTGGGCAAATAAGTTAGGTAGAGGTTACGGCGTGGCGAAGGGCAGGACAACTCGGTTGCGGTTGAGCACGGCGGCGATTGATCGGCTGCGAGGGCTGGCGCGGCGGGGCGTGACGCTGGAGCGGGCGGCTGCGGAACTCGGGCGGACTACGGCGGATCTGGCCGAGCTTATCGAGGGCAAGGCCAAGGTTCGGTCGGCATGGGATCGCGGAAGGCTGCTGCACCAGGTGGCGAGGCTGGCGGAGATCCCGGCCAGCGTCGAGGAAGCGGCGAGCGACCTGGGCATGGGCGCGGACGAGCTGGCGGCCATGATCGCACCGGGGGGCGACCCGGAAATTCGCGAGATCTGGACGAGCCGGCAGATCAAGCACCGGCGATCTGCGATGGCGGCGCTGCGGCGGTCGGCGCGGCGGGGCAGCGTATCGGCCAGCCGCGAGCTGCTGGGGCGGCTGGCGGAGCTGCCCAGCGGGGCGGCCGAGGTCAACTGGCAGTCGATCCCGTGGCAGACGTTTCTGGCCGAACTGTCGCCTGTGAGCAAACAGAGCCTCTACGCCTGGGCTCGCGATCACGGGATGCCGCGAAACGCCGACGGGAGCATGCACCTGCGGGCCTGGATAGCCTGGTACGGCGATTATCGCGAGGCTCGGGGCGTTGAGAAGGGCGGCGGGTCGACGGCCGAGAGCGAGTACGAGCGGGAGCGGGTGCGGAAACTGAAACTCGCCAACGACCTGCACGAGGGCCTGCTGGTCGAGCGGGAGCAGGTGATTCGTGGGCTCGTGGCCCGGGCGTACGCGTACGCTGGCATCGCGGATCGGGCCGCTACCTGGGCCCAGGTCTGCCAGGGCAAACCGGCCGGGGCGATGCGGGAGTACCTGGAGGGCGAGCTGCGCAACCACCTGCGGAGCGTGGCGGTCGATCCGCCGCGACTGAAGTTGAGCGGCGAACAGGAGCGTACGCTGAGGCGGCTGCTGGCCAGCGTGGCCGGCGTGAGCACGGTCGGCGATACAGACGAGGACGAGGAGGGAGCTGCGTGACGATGACCATCGACATGCGGACCGAGGCGTGGCCGGTTGGCTGGCACGAGGCCGAGCAGCGAGGCATCGAGCCCCGGGAGCGGCTGGGTATCGTGGAGTGGTCCGAGAAATATCGCGTGCTGACCGGGAAAACCGGCAGCGTCAGTGGCCGATGGTCATGGGATGTGGCCCCGTACATGATCGAGCCTGCCATGGCCCTGGAGGACTGGCACGTCCGCCAGGTGACGATTCAGGGCCCGACCCAGTTCGGCAAGACCGAGCTGAGCCTAAACTTCCTCGGCCACGCGATATGCGAGGACCCCGCGCCGTACATGATCGTCATGCCCAGCGAGGACGCGTGCAAAGAGAGAATCCGCAACCGGGTTCGGCCGATGATCGAGAGCTGCGAGGAGGAGGGCACCGGCCGCAACCCGCTGCTGGAGGCCCTGGGCGGCAACATTGAGAACCTCAATTCGGACGGGTCGACGAACTTCCGCTCGATGCTGCTGTTTCCGGCGTGGGCGAAATCCTCCACTACCCTCAGCGACAGGGCGGTGGGCAAACTGGTGCTCGATGAGGTCAAGGAATTCGAAACCAGCGTGGGTAGACAGAGCGACCCGGTGAGTTTGGCCAAGCGTCGGTTGCGGACGTACCTGTTCCACACGCTGCTGGTGACGAGCTCTCCGACCGACAGCTCGAGCCTGCTGCATAGGGAGATGGTTGCCGGGGACCGCCGCCAGGCATGGGTGCCCTGCTGCCACTGCGGAGGCTACCAGCGGCCGGACTGGTCGCACGTGGGGCTCGACAAGCGCGACGACGGGCGGACGCTGCTGGCGGCGGGCGTGTACGCCGCCGGAGGCCACGCCCGGTGGGTGTGCCCGCACTGCGGTGCCTGCTGGAGCGAGTCGGACCGCATGGCCGCGGTTACCAAGGTCCTCTGGTGCCCCGACGGCGTGACGCCGGTGAGCGAGACGGTTTACGAGGATCTTCCGGCAGCGCGGGTCAATGCCCTGTGGACGCACCGGGCCGAGGCCCGGGCGGCCATCGACGCGGCGGGCATCCGCCTTGAGGGCGACGAGACGGCGTCGCATCTGGCCGAGCATTGCAGTTACCGGGTCGGCGGGCTCCTGCTGCACACGCAGTTTCTGACGGTGGACCGCATGGCGGCCGAGTTTGCCGCCGCCCAGGAGCACAAGCGGGCCGGGGATATCCAGCCGCTGCGCGACTGGGTCAACAACCAGCTTGGCGAGGAGTTCAACGAGGCGGAGGCCAGCACGGACGAGACCATTTTGGCGCGCCGCCGCGACGAGTACGTGCGAGGCGTCGTACCCACCGGTCAGCGGTGCATCTTGACGGCCGGAGTGGACGTTCAGGCAGATCATCTGTACGCGGCCGTCTGGGCGTGGGGGTATATGTACGAGACGTGGCTGGTGGACTGGGCTGTGATCGAGACCGGCGATACCAGGCTGGTGGAGCACTGGTCGATGCTCAGCGACTATCTGAGCAGGACGTGGCCGATCTGCGGCAGCGAAGGCGGCGAACGAGTGTCACTGGCACTGATCGACCACCAGTTCAATTCCGAGGCCGTCGAGCAGTATATTCGCCACTGCCCGGCTCACGTGCGCGTCGAAGCGTGCATGGGCGAGGACTGGCTCCGGGAGCGGATCGTCCGCGGGCGGATGGGCACCCGCCGGGATCCCGGTCGGCATAAGCGCGGCGCGTGGAGCGGTGACACCCCGCTCTGGCGGCTCTCGACGGGGGATTTCAAGAGCCGCTGGGCGCGGATGATCGAGGGAGTGGATCGCGACGGGCCCGGCCGTGTTCATTTGCCTGTGGATACGACGGAGGAGCTGATGCATCAGATGTCCAGCGAATACCTGCGGACTACCCGCAGCCGGGGGCAGACGAAAAAACAGTGGGTGCGCCGCGAGGGGCACCCGAGAAACCACTGGTGGGACTGCAGCGTGTATGCCCTGGCGGCAGCCGAACTGCGGCGCGTCGGCGATCTGCCCGATCCGTCCGCTGTGACCAGCCCGATGCGTCGAGTGGGCCGGATGGAACGATTCCGAAAACGATGAAAGGCTATCATGGACGAGACATTGACATTGGCTGAGGTCGGATATGACGATCTGCGGGAATTGACGGTTCGGCAATTGCTGGTGCTGGCACGTCGCAATGAACTGGACGTTTCCACGCGAACCAGGAAGGCGGAGCTGGTGAGGCTGTTGCGAGCCGTGCTGGCCGGGGGAGACAAATCATACGTGCACGGGCGTACGCTGTGCGGATGCTGCAGGGGCGAGACGCTGGCCTGCAAAGCCACTCGCAGAGGCCGACGGCAGCGGTACATGGTGTGTAGACGGTGCGGATACGCCAGGTGGATGTGAACGTGCCGGATCGAACTGCGTTTGTGTCCAGAACTGGACAGAAATGCAGGCCTCGTACGTTGTGTGAATCGCGATGGTTAGAGCATAGCAGGTCGCCGGGTATCGTCGCAGCGTCCAGAACTGGACGCGGCGGGATTGTTTGATCGCGCCGCGGAGTCGAGAATGAAGGAGTGATAGCCACGGGACGCCGTGGCTGGTCCTTTTGGGTGCGAGGTCGCGCGGTGCACCGCCCGCGCGACCTCCGTTTATTTGCAGGGAATTTTGTGGCCTACAGCGACAGCGAATTTCTGGATCAGCTTAAAAGCGCTCGCGACAAGCTGGTCGATCAACTCGCCTCTTCTCCCGCCCAGGAGTATACCGACGGACAGGTGCAGGTTACGCGCATGAAACTGCAGGCCCTGCAGGAGCAGATCGAGATCTACGAGCGGCGTGTGGCCGAGGCCGGAGGCGATCGCGTCCGCGTGATGCTGGCCGATGTTCGGCGGAGGCCGTCGTAATGGGCCGACACGAGCCAATCGCGAAACGGGCCGCCGGCGGAGTCATTACACGATCCATTGATGCCGTACTGGCCTCGATATCCCCCGCGCTGGGCGTGCGGCGACGCCGGGATCGCATTCGCCTGGCTTCGAGTTACGATGTGGTGGGTCCGTCGCGGACGCGGCGACAGCGAAGCGGGTCGATCGGCTCTGCCGACAAGCATCTGGATGCTCGCACTCTCGAGGATCTGCGGGAACTGTGCCGCGACCACGATCGCAACTCCAGCCTGTTTGCCGGTGTGCTGGATCGGGCGGTGGCGAATATCGTCGGTCCGTCGTTGTCGGTCAGGGCCAATACCGGCCGGAAATCCTATGACGACCGGATCGGCGAATACATCCGCGAACAGATGGAGCCTGTCAATTGCGATATCCGGGGGGAGTCGGATTTCGCCACGTTGGTCGGACTGGCCCTTCGGGCGGTCTGGACCGACGGGGAACAGGTGTGGCTGTTGACGCGAGGCGGGAAGATCCAGCCCATCGAGGCACACCGGATCGGGACCCCTCGCGATTGGCACGGCGATGAGACGGTCGCGTCTGGCGTCCGGCTGGATTCGAACGGTCGGCCGTTGGGGTTTTTCATATACGACGAGACGCGTGTGGGATACGGCGG